ATTTTGCGGCTTTATTAGTTCTTCCACAGGTAATCGATGAGAAATTTGGTATTGATCCATCAAATCTTAGTGCACTAAAATTATTTGTGGTAGGTATAGCTTGTGTAGGATTATTAGTATTACTACTAGTAAGAGGAATATTTATGAACATTGGAATCTATAAAGATAAGCGATACAGATTAAGATTGGAAATATTGGAAAGAGAAAAAAGATACAGGAAAGTAAAAAAGTGATCAAAGCAAAGAAAGCTCGTTCTATTCGATAGAATGAGCTTTTTCTATACCCAAAAACAGGAGGTGAAATTCATGGCAAGACCGAGAAAGATTACGAAAGAGACAGTCCAAAAACTCGAAGAGGGATTTTTAATGGGGTTAAGTGACCGAGAGGCTTGTATTTATGCGGATATAGCGGTAAGCACGTTATACGATTACTGCAAGAAACACAAGGAGTTTTCGGAGCGAAAAGAGCTACTAAAAGACAATATCAAAATGAAGTCGAAATTAAACGTTGCACACGGGATAAAAAAAGGTGATATTAATTTGTCGTTATGGTATCTTGAACGCAAATGCAAAGATGAATTTTCACCGAAACAGGAAATAACGCACAGTGGCACAATGGACATAAACAATCCTATGGCAAATCTTACGACTGACGAATTAAGGAAGTTGATAGGTGATGGATAAAAACTTAATAATGCTTGAGGCGAAGAAAGAACTTGCAAGACGTGAGTTCTTTTATTTTTGCCATTTATCTGCACCGTCATTTTACAAAACAGACAGAAAATTTCTTGTCAGACTATGCAACGAAATGCAATCGTTTTACGAAAGTGACGAAAACGCATTGATTATCAATTTACCGCCGCGTCACGGCAAGAGCCGTACTGCGTCAATGTTTGTCGAATGGGTACTCGGCAGAAATCAAAGCGAAAAAATAATGACCGGTTCATACAATGAAACACTGTCAACCACGTTTTCAAAAGCGGTGCGTAACGCCATTCAAGAGGAAAAAGCCGATACGGAAAAGATTATTTACAGTGACATATTTCCGAATGTGAGGATAAAGCAAGGCGACGGAGCGATGAACTTGTGGAGCCTTGAGGGCGGTTACAACAACTATCTTGCCACATCGCCGTCCGGTACTGCGACAGGTTTCGGAGCGAGTTTACTTATAATCGACGACCTTATCAAAAATGCTGAGGAGGCATACAACGAAACAGTCAAAGAAAAGCATTGGGAATGGTTTACGAACACAATGCTTTCACGACTTGAAGAAAAAGGCAAGATAATCATTATAATGACACGGTGGGCTTCGGGCGACCTTGCGGGACGTGCGATTGAGTATTTCAGCGAGAACAACATATCGCACAGAGTAATCACGATGAAAGCCGTATGTGATGACGGCAATATGCTTTGTGACGAAATACTTTCACGGAGCAGTTACGACTTAAAGATTAAGGCAATGGGTGCGGATATAGCAAGTGCGAACTATCAGCAAGAGCCGATTGACTTGCAAGGAAAACTCTACACAACGCTAAAAACATACGACAGCTTACCGCCGATTACGCAGATACACGCATATTGCGATACCGCCGATACAGGTGCGGACTATCTCTGCAACATAATATACGGCATATACGGCAAAGAAGTATACGTCATAGACGTGTATTATACCGACGAGCCTATGGAGATTACAGAGGGTGAAACGGCACGCAGATTGTACGAGAATAACGTAAATCTTGCAAAGATTGAGAGCAATAACGGCGGACGTTCGTTCGCAAGACGTGTGCGTGAAATCCTTGCCGAAAAATACGGCAGTAATTTTACAACGGTGAAATGGTTTCACCAAAGCAATAACAAAGAGGCACGAATATTATCCAACAGCACTTGGGTAATGGAGCATATATATTTTCCTTGCGACTGGCACATACGTTTTCCCGAATACTATAAGGCGATGACGACATATCAGCGTGAGGGCAAGAACAAGCACGACGACGCACCCGACGCAACAACAGGTATTGCAGAGATGATGAACAGGAAAAAAGGCGGACTGTCAATTTTAAAGTAGGTGATAAAATTGGATTTGGAAACAGTAAAGAAACTGATAAAGAAATATATACCCGGACACGAAAATTTTATATCAAGAGTGCAGACGGCGGAACGATATTATCTGAACGATAATGACATTCTGCATATGACGCACAGTGACGGCGAAAAAACTTTGAGGAATGCGGACAACAGAATACCGTCTAATTTTCACGGATTGCTTGTAGACCAAAAAGCGGCGTATATGTTTACATCACCGCCGTTATTTGATGTGGGGAATAAATCGGCGAATGAGAAGATAAGCGATATACTCGGCAGTCGATATACAAAAATCTGTTCAAGACTTGCGATAAATGCGTCAAATGCGGGGGTGGGTTGGATTCACTACTGGGATAATGACGGATTTAAGTACGACGTTATAGACAGCAAGCAAGTTATACCGATATGGAGCGATACTTTGGAACACGAACTTACGGCGTGTTTCAGAACGTATCAAGAGCTTGACGATAACGGTGACACTTATCATGTTTATGAGTATTGGACTGATAAGGAATGCAGTGTATTCCGTAAGAAGATTGGCGACGGTCTTGAACGGCTTGAAATGTATAATATGTTCAACGTGTATGACGTTGAAACAAACGGAACTGTATGCAACGTGTACAGTCATAATTTCGGACGTGTGCCGTTTATTCCGTTTTTCAATAACGGCTTTCATCGTGACGACCTTACGCCGATAAAGGGGCTTATTGATACATATGACAAGACATACAGCGGATTTATAAACGACCTTGAAGATATACAGGAGATTATATTTGTACTCAGCGGGTATGAGGGCGAGAGCCTTTCGGAGTTTTTGACACAGCTCAAGAAGTACAAGACTATTAAGCTTGATTCGGAGGACGGAGCAAGCGGAGGACTTTCAACTTTGACGATTGATATTCCGGTTGAGGCGAGAGAGAAAATGCTCCAAATGACACGCAAGAGTATTTTTGAACAGGGTAAAGGTATTGATCCTGATCCGCAGAACTTTGGTAATTCATCGGGTACGGCATTGAAATATTTGTATTCACTGCTTGAACTCAAAGCCGGTATGGCGGAAATGGAGTTTAGGAGTGGGTTTGAAGAACTCATCAAAGCGATATGCAATTACAGCGGTATCGCCTGTGAAAATGTCACACAGACGTGGACAAGGACAAGTGTTTCAAACGACACCGAACTTGCGGATATAGCACAGAAAAGCGTCGGCGTTATATCTCAACGCACGATTATCGAACGTCATCCGTTTGTCGAGGACGCAGATAAGGAAATGGAGAGAATTGCGGAAGAAAAGGACGATGGTGACGATATAATGGGTGGACATAATGAACGAGTATTGGAAAAAGAGGAACAGTGAACTTTTAAAAATCCACGCACAGAAAGCCGATGATATAGAACGTGAACTTATAAAAGAGTATGAAAGGTCCTTAAACGGCATAAAAAAAGAGATTGAAACATTTTACGCAAGGTATGCGGGTGAAAACGGTATCAGTATGGCAGAGGCACGAAAACAGCTAAGCCGTGACGAACTTAAAGGCTTTAAGTTGTCGCTTGAAGAATTTCGAGAAAAGGCACTCGATAACGCAGACGGCAAGTGGACGACAATGCTTGATAATGAGTATATGCGTTCAAGGGTAAGTCGTTTGGAGGCGCTCAAATATCAAATGCGTGGAGAAGTCGAACTCTTGAAACAAAAGCAAGAGGATAAATTTTCAACATCACTTAAAAAGGCATACAGTGATACATATTATACAACAAATAAACATATTGCCGATTCGGTTGATTATGCTGTTAATTTTGCAAAGTTCGACCGTGACACGGTAAAGAATGCGATATATGAAAAGTGGCTTGACGGAAGTAACTTCTCTGACCGAATATGGAATGATAAGCAGAAACTTTTGAGAGAACTTAATACAAATCTTGTACATGGCATAACGAGGGGCGACAGTCCCGATAAAATGATTAAAAATATTTCTGCAAGAATGAATGTTTCAAAAAGCCGTTCCGCCGCACTGTATCAGACGGAATATACGCATATTATGGTTGACGCAAGATTGCGTTCGATAATGGACGCAGGGTGTGACGAATACGAGATTGACGAGAATATGGACAGTGATATTTGCGATGAGTGCGCAAGTATGCACGGAAAGCATTTTAAACTGTCCGAATATCAGCAAGGCATAACCGCACCGCCGTTTCATACCCGTTGTCGTGGTACAATAACGGGATATTTTGTGGAAGAAGAGGAAACACTTGAAAATGTTGAAGATACTGATACTATGTCTTTGTCGAAAGTATTTGATGAAGATGGTGTTAGATGTAAATGCAATCCTGTAAAAAATCATAACGGTATTTATACGCAAACAAACTCGAAGAACGCACAGAATACAATAAAGTTTGTAATAGATACTAAGAATAGTATCGATTTATTGGGTGATGTTTCAGAAATCGTAATAGCAAAATCAATAAAAGGTATAGCCGCATACAGTCACAAAAACAATCGCTTATATATCAATGAGAAATTGACAGATGAAAGCTTTTTGAATGAAATGCTAAAAGACGGGTATTTTGTCGCGGAGAACAAGCTTGATGTATTGTGGCATGAAATGTTCCATAAGAAACATTGGGATTTTGTGTTGACAAACGGTGGAGAAAGTAATAAAATGAACATAGAATCAGAGTTGCGGAAATACGTAAAGGAACAACAAAGACTTGATTATTCTTATGTGTCAAATACTGTTAGTCGAAATGCAAAAGATGGATTGAAAAGAGAGGGCAACAGACAATTAAATGAATTAATTGCGGAAGTGCTGTTACAAGAGAAAAAGGGAATTGTAAAAGATAAGCGGTTATTGGAATTGGTAAAGAGGTGTGTAAAATGATGAGGCTTATAACAGAATATGATTTGAAGATGAGTAAAGAGTTGGACAAATGGGAAGAGTATCCCGACGGAGAATGCCACTTACGAGAAGATGCACCTGAAGAAGTAAAAAAGTATTACGAGAAGTTACGAAAAGAATATAGTATGTTTGATTAAAGCAAAAAACACTAATGAGTATGTTTTTATTACAACAAAGGGAGTATAGGCAATGGATAATTTTAAAGTTATTTATAAAATACTTAAAGTCCTTGAAAGTGCAATGGATTGTGATGAAGTTGATAGGTCTTTGCTAAAGGCAGAAAATTTCAAGATAACAGAAAATCGATTTGAGAATATTATCAGAATGCTTGCCAAAGAAGAATATATAACCGGAGTAATCATAGTTGATATGATAGGAATACAGGGAATCAAATTCGATGATGTCCGAATAACATTAAAAGGACTTGAATATCTTAGCGAAAATTCTTTGATGAAAAAAGCGGCAAATTTAGCTAAAAGCATTAAAGAAACAATTCCCGGTATATAAATTAAATATACATTAAGCACGTCTTAGGGCGTGCTTTTTTGATACGAAAAAGGAGAGTGGAACAAGTGAATATACGAGGTTTACCGCCTTAGCACCTATGAAACGGTGCTTTTTTTATACTCTTTTTTCAAGTGTTGCAGAGAATAAAGAACAATGCTTTTTTACAGGAACGCACCTGAATAAAAAATTATGGAGGAGAAATAAGAATGGAATGGTTAAAGGCAATATTGGAAAAGGCGAAGATTGAGGACGGCAAGTTGGATATTGACGGAGTGATGTCGACTGTAAACTCTGAATTTCCGAAGTATGCAGTACCGAAAAATGTTTTCAATGACAAAGTTACGGAGCTTAAAACGGCGAATAAAACCATTGAGGACCTTAAACAATCAAATGCCGACAACGCGGAATTGCAGAACAAAATCAAAGGGTATGAAAGCGAGATTGAAACGCTTAAAACAGATGCGTTGAACACCGCAAAGACATACGCATTAAAGGAACAGCTTTCAAAAGCCGGTGTAACCGATGCCGACTATCTTATTTACAAGCAAGGCGGAATTGATAAGTTTACATTCGACAAAGACGGAAAGCCTGTCGGTGTAGACGATATTCTTAAACCGCTCAGAGAGGATAAGACGTACTCACACCTTTTTGCCGAAAAAGGCGGAGCATACACACCAAAAAGCGGCGGTGGAGGTTCAGACGTAAATCCTTGGGCAAAGGAAACATTTAATCTTACCAAACAAGGTGAAATTTATAAAAACGACCCTGCAAGAGCAAAAGTATTAATGCAAGAGGCAGGAACGACAGGAGGAATTTAATATGGGAACAACATTATCAGATATTATCGTACCGGAACTGTTTAATCCGTACGTTATTCAAAAAACACTTGAAAAATCGGCACTTGTGCAGAGCGGTATAGTTCAAAACGACGCAGAGTTTGACAAGCTTGCGTCACAGGCAAGTCCGCTTGTAAATATGCCGTTTTTCTCTGACCTAACAGGTGAATCGGAAACGGTTATCGAGGGTGACGACCTTACTGCCGACAAAATCAGCAGTAAGAAAGACGTTGCGGTAATTTTAAGACGTGCAAAAATGTGGAGTGCGACAGACCTTTCGGCCGCAATGTCGGGTGCTGACCCTATGGCGGCGATTGCAAGTCTTGTATCTGACTTTTGGGTGAGAGATTTACAAAAGGAACTTATCGCTGTGCTTAAAGGTATCTTCGGCACAATTCCGGCAGTATCCGACGGTTCGCCTAAAGAGGCTGAAACAAGACTTGCGTCAAACATTCTTGATATTTCAAGCGCAAGCGGTAACAGTGCAAAATGGAGCGGAAGTGCTTTTATTGACGCACAACAGCTTTTAGGCGACAACAAAGCGGAACTTACCGCTGTTGTTATGCACAGTGCGGTTGAGGCGGCACTCAGAAAGCAAGACCTTATTGACGTAATTCAGCCGTCCGGTGCAAATCCGTTCAGTACATATATGGGTAAGCGAGTTATTATTGACGACGGCTGTCCTGTAACAGGTTCTGGTTCGAGTCAAGTATTTTCAACGTATCTTTTCGGCAACGGTGCGATTGCTCTCGGCAACGGTACACCGGAAAAGTTTGTTGCGACCGAAACAGACAGAGATAAGAAAAAGGGCAGCGGTGTTGACTATCTTATCAATCGTAAGACGTATATTCTTCACCCACGCGGTGTTAAGTTTACGGACGCCGATGTCGCAAATACGGAAGGTCCTACGCGTACGGAACTTGCCAACGCAAAAAACTGGACACCCGTATATGACCCTAAGCAGATTAGAATTGTCGAAATGCGTCACAAGATTTGATGAGGTGACTTATGGACGAGTATATAACTGTTTTTACGGATATGTACGGCATAAGCGAAGATGACAGAGGAAAAGCCGAAAGGTGTATTGAAAGCACAATCGAATATATCAAGAATTATTGCCACATTGACAGTATTCCCGATGATTTAAAGCATACCGTTATACTTATGGCGGCGGACTTGTTCCGCTATGACGTGTCGTCATCATCGGGGCAATATGACAATGTAACGTCAATCAAAGAGGGCGATGTTACCGTATCGTACGGCAGTAATTCAAGCAGTATGTCGAGCGTGTTTAAAGACTACAAAGCAAGGCTTGCACGTTTCAGAAAGTTGGTGTGGTGATGAATATGGTAAGAGCGGCGATTGAAAGACTGTATAAAGGTTTATGCTCGGTCAAAGTGAAAGTTTCAAGCGTGAATGAGGAAACAGGCGAAACTGTATTTACCGAAAAGGCTGTTTTAACGGAACAGCCTTGCCGACTTTCGTTTCAAAGCCGAAATTCGGCGGCAAAGGACGACGGATATAACACTGTATCGCAATCGGTTGTGCTTTTTATTGCGCCTGAGGTTGAAATACCGTCGGGCAGTAAAATAACCGTTACACAAAACGGAAAAACAACTGACTATTGCCGTAGCGGTGAAAGTGCGGTTTATACATCGCACCAAGAAATTGCACTGGAATTATTCGAGGATTATGCGTAATGAATGAGATTGATTTTTCACAGCTTGAGAAATTACAAAAGCAAATGGAAAGTGTGGATTACACCAAAGCTTGTGCATCGGCTATGAATGTAATTTCACAGAGGGCATTAAAATACATCAGTAACGTAACAAAACCCGGATATTACAAGAACGGTAAAACGGGCGGTACACTGAAAAAGAGTTGGCAAGCAGAAAGAACAACTGTAAGCGGAAGTACGGTAAAAGGCGGAATATATACCGCACTTGAATATGCTCCTTATGTGGAGTTCGGACACCGTACAAGGCTCGGAAAGGGTACGTCCCCGAAGTACAAGCCTAAGAAAAACGGCAAAGCGTGGGTTGAGGGTAAAAAGTATCTTAACACCGTAGTACCGAAAGTTGAAAGGGATGCACCTAAAATACTTATGCAGAAAATGGAGGAAGTATTGAAATGACATCAAAAATAAAAAATGCAGTGACGAAAGCTATTCATAACCTGTTTGGCGATGATTATGCGGTATATACGGCATACACCGAACAAGGATTTTCAGAGCCTTGCTTTATCGTTGAAATGTTTCCGCTTAACGTACAGGCGACAAATACGTTTTTGGACGATGAAACGCAGACGGTAAGAATACGATATGTTCCGAAAGAAATAAGCCAAGACGAATTTATTGATGTGGCTGAAAAATTAAGGGGCTTGTTTTTGTATAAACCGCTTGTACTGTCTGACGGTATGCGTGTAAGGTGCTTTGATATTAATTTCTCTTTGGAAAACTATACGCTTGTGACGGAGCTTGTATACAATTACACCGTTAAGGTGAGAAACGAAAGTACATACGATAAGGCAGAAGATTTGATGTTAGGAGGAGATTTATAATGGGTTTACCTGAAATAAATATAGTGTTTCAGTCCAAAGCTGAAACGGCGATTAAACGAAGTGCAAACGGCATTGTTGCACTGATTTTGCGTGACGCAACCAAGAGCGATATTACATCATATTCGTATACAAATGAGAGTGAAGTTGTAAAATCGCATTGGACAACCACAAATTATGATTACATAAGCAAGACGTTCCTCGGCGGACCGCAAAGGGTTATTGTCGAGAGAATAGGTGCGGAAGATACTTATGACGACGCACTTGCACGATTGAAAAATAAAAAGTGGAATTACCTTGCAATACCGTCGCTTGCCGATAACGAAAAAGATATTGCGGATTGGATTATCGCGCAGAGAAGTGCGAAAAAGACTTTTAAAGCCGTACTTCCGTATGCGGCGAATAATGAGGGTATTATAAACTTCGCAACCGATGATATAAAAGTCGGTACAAAGGTTTATACCACTGCCGAATACTGTTGCCGTATTGCAGGACTTTTGGCGGGATTGCCTATGACAGAGGGTGCAACGTATCAAACTCTTGCAGAGGTTGAAAGCATAACGGAAAGTACAACTCCGGATGATGATATTGACGGCGGTAAGTTTATACTTATCAATGACGGCGAAAAGGTTAAAGTCGGCAGAGGTGTCAATTCGCTTGTAACATTGTCGGGCGATAAGACGGAGGATATGAAGAAAATCAAGATTATAGACAGTCTTGACCTCATAAGAGATGATATAAAAGCATCGTTTGAGGAAAATTATATTAATGTTGTAAACAGTCACGAAAATAAAATGTTGTTTATCGGTGCGGTTAATCAGTATTTTAAGTCGTTGCAGTCACAGGGCGTATTGTATGACGGTGCCGATTGCAGAGCGTATATTGACGTTCAGTCGCAACGTGAATGGCTTGCTCAAAAATATGACGTGTCGGATTGGACGGACAGCGAAGTCGAAGTAGCAAATACGGGAAGTATCATATTTGCGGGGGCTGATATTACAATACAGGATTGTATTGAAGATTTGAGTTTTAAAATAGGATTGGAGTGATAGATAATGGCTGAAAGTGTTAAACCGAGAGGTAATCAACTTTGTTCCGGTACATTCGGTAAACTTTGGATTGACGGAAGTCTTGCCTATGAAGTGTATAAGTTCGAGGCAAAGGAAAAGACAAATCGTGAGAGTGTAAGTTTTGCCGGCGATACAACGAACGATTCAAAGCTTATGGGCGTTGACTATGAATTTTCATATACAGTACGAAAGGTATATTCAAGAGGTAAAGAAATAGCTGACGGACATAAAAAAGGTAAAGATACAAGACATACGTTGGTGGCAAGACTTGAAGATCCCGATAACGGCGGTTATGAAACAATTCAACTTGATAATTGTTGGTATAATGATGTGTCACTTATGAATTTTGAAAACGGTAAGATAGTTGAGGAAGAATTCAGCGGCGGTTTTACCGACTACGACCTTACATCTACAATGAATGCGTAATAACGGAGGTAAAAGATTATGGATAAGAATATAAAAATTACTCTTGCGGAGCTTATTAAGCGTAAGGAGCAAGTGCTTGAGGCAAAGAAAAACACAAAAAGAGCGAGAGTTTATGTGAAAAGCCTTGGTGGCGAGATTGTTATAAAAGCACCGACAAAGTCGCTTGCAACAGAATCGGCGGAAATGGAAAAGGACGGTGACGCTCACCTTGTTTATGAATGTGTTGCCGAACCGGATTTACATTCAAAAGAACTTCAGGAGGCATACGGCTGTACATATCCCGAAGAAATCGTAGAAAAGATTTTTGACGATGGCGAAATCTCACCGATTGCAATGGAGTGTATGAAACTTGCGGGATATATCGACAGTGTAAAACTTGTTGAAGAAGTAAAAAACTGATAGAGGCAGATGATGAACTCTATATGATACATCATTATCTGCAAAGAGGAATATTGCCCGAAAAGGTACTTGCAAGACCGGAAATTGAAAAAATATTTTTCCTTGCAAGTGCCAAAAAGGCAAATGATGATGAATACGCAAAGTGGAAAGCCCTAGGAGGTGAGTGATGATGCAGAATAAAAGTTCAATAGTTCTGAATATGAACCTTAATGCGAGTGGATTTGCCCGAGGGATAAAAAGTGTAATCGGCAGTGTCAAAAATATGAATGAGTCGATGAAAGACGCAACGAACAGCGCCTCAAAGATGTCTTCTGTAATGAAAGGTATAGGGAGCAGTGCCATAAAAGTCGGAAAAGGTTTAGCGGTGGCAGGAGCGGCTGCGGCGACTGCCGTAACGGCTTTGGTTTCAAAGTCTGTCGGTGCATTTGCTGATTATGAACAACTTACGGGCGGTGTAGAAACGTTGTTCGGAGCAGGCGGAAGAAGTGTTGAGGAATATGCACAGAGTGTCGGTAAAAGTGTTTCTGATATTCAAGGGAAATACGACAGTTTGATGAGTGCGCAAAATGTTGTATTAGAAAATGCAAATAAGGCATATATGACTGCCGGAATGTCGGCGAATGAATATATGGATACTGTTACGGGATTTTCAGCGTCATTAATATCAAGCTTAGGCGGAGATACAAACAAGGCGGCGGATTACGCAAATTCGGCATTGGTTGATATGTCCGATAATGCAAATAAAATGGGTACGGATATGGAGTCCATAAAAAATGCGTATCAGGGATTTGCAAAACAGAATTATACTATGCTTGACAACTTGAAGTTAGGTTACGGCGGTACACAAGAGGAAATGAAACGACTTCTCAGTGACGCAGAAAAGCTTACGGGACAGAGGTACGACATTTCATCATTTGCCGATATTACACAGGCTATTCACGCAATTCAAACTCAAATGGATATTACCGGCACAACCGCAAAAGAGGCAAGTACGACAATAAGCGGATCGTGGGGGTCACTGAAAGCGGCATTTCAAAACGTGTTGGTGGGACTGACAACAGGCGGAGATATGTTTGATCAGAGTTTGGATGCACTGGTTGATTCGGCTAAGACGTTCGGGCAGAATGTTATACCGGCAATAACGGGTGCGTTAAGTGGCGTAGGTTCGTTAATTGAGAGTTTGGCTCCTGTAATTGTAGCAGAACTTCCGTCAATGGTATCCGATATACTTCCACACCTTGTTTCAGCCACAAAGAGTTTGGTTACCGGTTTAATCAGCCAATTACCTGCATTGGGAAAGGCTGTTTTAGATGCAATACCATCAATTTTTGACGGTATGACAGATGTAATCGGTGAAAGTTCTGTAGGAAAGCTAAAAGGGTCGTTTGAGGGACTGAAAAATACCATAACTGATACATTTTCAAACATTGGACCAATGCTTAAAGATTTCTGTGAGGGAGGTATATCAACATTCTGTGACGCATTATCTACGGCTATGGATTTAGCCAGTGGAGCTATATCGGTAATTGAGGCATTATCTCCGGTAATAGGAGCAGTTGCAGGGGCGATAATCACATACAAAGGTGCAGTTTTGTTGTGGAATGCAGCTGAAACGGCTAAAAATGTTGTTATGGGTATTTCAACAGCCGCACAATGGGCGTTAAATGTAGCTATGACAGCAAATCCGATTGGTATTGTCATTGTGGCTATCGGTGCATTGGTAGGGGCGTTTATTGTATTGTGGAATAAGTCCGAAGGATTCCGAAATTTTTGGATCAACCTATGGGAAAAAGTTAAAGCGATTGTTACAAGTGCATGGGAAGGAATAAAAGCCGGATTTGAAAAGATAAAAAACGGAATATCAGCAGTCAAAGAAAAAGTGTCTACAATGTGGAACGGAGTCAAAGAAAAAACGTCAGAATTATGGGGCGGTGTAAAAAATGCTGTATCGGAAAAACTGAACAACATAAAAAGTGCATATGACGCACACGGCGGAGGACTGAAAGGTGCTACATTTGCGGCAATAGAGGGTGTCAAGGAATACTACAGGACAGGCTATGACGCAATTAATCAATTAACCGGCGGTAAGCTCGGCGAGGTTGTCAATGCAGTCGGTGCGAAGATGGAAGCCGTAAAAAGTAAATTCGGTGAAGCATTTGGCAATGTGAAAAACACCGTAATGACTATTTTTGAAAACATTAAAAATGGTATTACTGAAAAAATCAGTGCGGCGGTGAACAAAGTCAAGGAGATATTCGGCAGTATTGCCGACAAGGTATCGGACGTTTGGGGTAAGATTAAAGGAATTATCAAAGCGCCTAAGATTGTACAAAAAGGTACGGTAAGTATAGCCGGTGTCAGTACACCGATTCCGAAACTTGGACTTGAATGGAATGCAAAAGGCGGTATTATGACACGTCCGACAGCGTTCGGATATGCAAACGGAAAAGTCCAAATGGGCGGAGAAGCCGGAGCAGAGGCGATACTTCCGCTTAGAACATTTTGGAACAATTTAAGTCAATACATAGCCGAAAGCAACAAAGGCGGCAATACTATAACGAATGAAATTAAGATAGTTATAAACGCCGACAACAAAACCGCCGATGAAATCGCCGACGACGTTATAAACGTAATAGTTCCTAAAATTCAAAAATGTATGGCAAATATGTAGGAGGCAAAATGTTAGATTTCTATTTAAGCATAAACAACAGTGAAGAAGTTATACATATTCCTGTCACGCCGTCCGAATTTACCGTATCGAGTTCACAAGGTACGGAAACTTTTGAAACGGCAAATTACGGCTGGATAAAAATTATCGGAAATCCCGAGCTTAAAACTGTATCGTGGAGCAGTTTCTTACCGATGACCGACTATCCGTATTTAAGGGACAGAAGTATGAAAGGGCAGGAATACGCAGACAAGATTGAAAATTGGCGTAAACGTAAACTTCCGATAAGGCTTGTCATTACTTCCACGGGTATTTGCAATGTTGATATAAATACAGCGGCGGCAATAGATAAGTTTGATTACAGTGTAGGCGCAGGCGGCGATTTGAATTATTCAATCGAGCTTGGAGAAGTAAATCTTTTAAACGATGTACAGGAGGGGTTGACAGTGGCGCAGTATGATGAAATAATGGCGAGAATTGATAATATAGAAGAAAGGCTTAGCAGTGTTGAAAACACAATGATATATAACTATATGGACGATAATATGCCGTCTTGGGCTAAACCGACTATTCAAAAGCTGATGGACAGAGGTATTATAAGTGGTACAGACGATAACGAACTCGGTCTTACAATGGATATTATTCGTACACTTGTTATTATTGACAAAACAGACGGATTTGAAAATTATACGGTTGACATTATGCCGTCATGGGCAGAGGCGACTATTGAAAAGGTAAAAAGAAAAGGCTATCTAAACGGTGACGGCGAGGACGGATACGGTTTGACAAAGAGTATGATACGTTTGCTTGTTATTATGGATAATGCCGGTTGTTTCGGTGATTAAAAATTTTGCAATATTTTCCTTTTGTAATATAATAAAACAAAAGACAAATTAAAAATTTCAAATAAGGCTTAGAAAGTACATCGAATTTCGATGTACTTTTTTGTATGCCGAAAAGGAGGTTTATATGGGTGTAATTGATAATGCAGTTCAATGGGCGACAGATATTGCAAATGACGACAGTCATTGGTACAGTCAAGACGTGAGATGGGGACCGCATTATGATTGTTCTTCTTTTGTTATAACGGCATATCAAAATGCGGGAGTGCCTGTAAAAGATAATGGTGCTACATATACGGGGGATATGTATAACGTTTTTATTTCGTGTGGATTTAAAGACGTAACATCGTCCTGTAATCTGTCAAACGGAGCAGGTATGTTAAAAGGTGATGTGCTTTTAAATAAAGCAGACCATACCGCTTTGGTACAGGCAGACGGCGGAACAACCGTTGAGGCAAGAGGAACATCATTCGGTATTGTTACCAACGTGCCTTACAGAAATTATCCGTGGGATTGTGTACTCAGATATACCAAAGACGGAGGCGGTTATATTGCAAACTGGGTTGAGAGAGAAATACCGAACATCGGAAAGTCGCTCGCAACTAAATCATATATGGCATACCAAACATATACGAACAGTCAAGCAAGCGGATATAAATACTTGTGGGGCAGTGACAGCAGTACGTCAAATGGCGGATTGCGAAAGTACAAAGATTTTATTTGTATGGCACTCGGTTCGTATTACGGACCGGACGGCACGTTTGTTAAGATTGAATTTGACGACGGTAAAGTGATATACGCAGTCAAAGGTGACGAAAAGAAAGATAGCGAAACCGACAGCCGACATATGTATCACACAGGCAGTGACGCAAATATGACGGAGTTTATCATTGACGGAAATGTTGTGATAGGCAATGAAAAATTCACATCTGCATTAGAGGCTGAAGGGATTAACCGCTCTGCCCGTGTTGTGAGAATTTGGACAAGCGATACAGAGCCGACATACGGAAGTACAGGAAGTACATCCGGTGAAAAAGAATATCATTTTGCGGATACCAACGAAAAAATACCTATCCACAATTCGATTTTCAAACAAGCACCTATGCTGTTAGACGGTGCTTTGAAAGTAGTGGTAAATGATACAGACGTATCAAAGCATATAGGAGATATATCGTGGACAAATACAAAAAATACACTTGCGACAACGATGTCTTTCAGCACTCCGAAACCTAAAGAAATGAAGTATATGAATATATACATACCAAAAATGGGCGATATTATGAGGTACAGCGGAGGAGATAAAGAAGATTTCAGAGGTGTAATAATCGAGGTTGACGACGGAGCAATGTATGAAAACAAATATACTGCCGTTGATGTAGGGTGGTATCTGAACAAAACCACCGACACATATCAGTTTACATCTATGCGAGCCGATGACTGCATAAAGAAAATATGCAACGATTTATACATTCCGATTGTGCTTATTCCCGAATTGAGTACGCTTATAACTCAAATATATATCGACAAGCCCGTATCGGACGTTATCAAGGATATTCTTGATAAGTGCGGAAACGGGTATAACTTTGACTTTGTACCCGACGGTATGCGTATATATTTGTGCAATGATAAGGTGGTCGAGCCGAAGTTTAGAATATCGCCGAATACCGAACTCAAAAACTCAGTACAGTATATGGGTAATATTGAGCATAAAGGCAGTATTGAGAATATGAAGAACAGTGTTAAGGTGATAACAGATACGGACGTTATGACTACTCTGAAAGCCGAGGAGAGTATATCAAAATACGGCTTTCTGCAAGAAGTGGTAAAAATGAATGACGGAGATAATGCGTCGGACTTGGCAAAGAAAAATCTTGGCGAGCTGAATAAGGAAGATGAAACGTATTCCGGTGAAATAATAGAGGAGCTGACAAGCTATACACGAGCCGGAAGTACGATAGAAAAAGACGGTGTTAAATATGTGATTACAAGCAGTCAGCACAGTATAAAAAACGGTGTTCACTACAATAAAATTGATATGGAGAGATTAGTATGAAAAACGGAGTCGAAACACTTGCAAAGATGTTTAAGGACCGTGAAAACGCAACGAGTGATTTTGTCGTATTCGGTAAAATAATTGAGCTACCGAACCTTAAAATACAATTCACCTCTAAAATAATTCTGACTAAGGACCATATAAAAAGTCTTATTGATTTATACAAACAGGATATTGACGGACGATATGTTTATAAAGGCAGAGAAGTTGCAATGATTCCGTACAGAGGCAATAACAGATATTTGGTGTTGGGGGTGACGGAGAATGGCTGATTACACAAAAACAGAACCTGCATTTGATTTTCAAAAGGGCGATTTTATTATTATAAACGGTCGTCCGAAAATGACGGTCGGCAGGGAACGTATAAAAAATTGGGTGCAAAAAATACTCAATACGCAAAAGGGCAGATATAAAATTTATAACGGTACAGGATACGGTATAAATATAGAAGATACTTTTGTCGGAAAGAATTACAATCGTGACTACATCCGTTCGGAAGTCAAGCGCGAGATAACCGAAATGCTTACCGCAAATGAAGATATAGTGAGTATTGATAACTTTAATATGCAAGTAGACGGCTCACTGCTTACAGTATCTTTTACCGTAAACAGCGTGTACGGCGATATAAATGACGTTAAGGGGGCGATATAATGGCTGAAACTATTGATACAATACTTGAACGTATGCTTTTGCAGATACCGTCAAGATATGATACGTCATCGGGAACTTATACATACGATATAGAAAAATCAACGGCAACGGAGTTTGAGAATGTTTATGATATTATATCATCTCTTGACTCCTATTTTTATGCGTCAACCGCTACGGGTAAGTATCTTGATATGCGTGTAGGTGAGTTTGGATTGGAACGCAAAGAGGCAAGCTATGCAACAGGCTGTGTGACTGTAAGCGGTAACGTCGGAGCAAAAGTGTCTGTCGGTGAAAAGGTGGCGGCAGGTAATGTTATATTTAATATAACCGAAAATGCGATTATACCAAACGACGGAAGTGTAACGGTACGAATTGTGTGTGACAGCGCCGGAGTAAAAGGCAATGTTGAAAAAGGGAAAATAAACAGATTTCCGGTTACGATTCAAGGACTTATATCCGTAACAAATGAAATTTCAACCACAGGAGGCAGTGACAAAGAAAGTGATGTTGAACTGCGAAAGCGTTTTACCGAATATGTTTCGCATCCTATAACAAGCGGAAATAAGTGGCAGTATATCTCTTGGGCAAAATCAGTTGACGGAGTGGGTGACGCAAAATGCTTGCCGTTGTGGAACGGAGCAGGAACGGTTAAAGTGATAATCGTTGACAGTGAAAAACAACTTGCCGGAAGTGAGCTTATAAATAAGGTACAGAGTTATATAGATGAACAATGCCCGATAGGTGCAGATGTGACCGTTACCACTGCAACGGCAGTAAGTATAAATGTTACGTTTTCGGCAGATGTGGACGAAAGCACGATTGAAAGTATTAAATCGAATATCAGAAGTTATTTGCGTGATGTGTCTTTTGCAAACGGATATGTGTCATATGCAAAAATAGGTCAAACCATATTGAATACAGACGGTGTTGATGATTATTCAAATTTGAAAATCAATTCAAAAACAGAAAATATCGCAATATCCGAAACTGAAATTGCTGTTCTTGGGGGTGTTGCCGTTGGCTGATGTAGGACAGAATTTACCGTCGTACTATAAAAAGTCACGGTATATAAAAGCATTAAATACACCCGTCAATGCGGAATTTGAACGTTTGTATGAGTTGATAGAAATGTTTATGAAAAACAGATTTATTGACAGTGCCGATGAAGATGCCGTAAGAGAATATGAAAAAAGTTTGGGTATATCAGAAATTGCCGATACCATTGAAGTGAGAAAAAGTCTTATCAAAACAAGACTGCGCGGAACACAGACTTCGACAAGGGCAAATCTGAAAGCGGTGATTGAGAGTTACAGCATTTTGGCGGATATTTCCGAAGATATTCCGAATTATAGCTTTACGGTGATTTTTCATCAACCGAATGTGCCTGAAAGTGTGATTAAGAATATTATCGAGGATCTGAAACCCGCTCATCTGTCTGTAACATATTCGTATGAATATACAGGGACATTTGAATTTGCTGAAAGTGAAAATGAATATAATATCGGAGTCGGATTTGCCGATGGCAATGGTCATGGCGGATATTTGGGAAATATTTAAGGAGGGAATTGTATGAATTTTAATAATAAATTGCCCGAGTGGAAGAATAGCGGTACAGAACCGAGTGACAGTCTAAAAAACGACGGATTTAAAGCCGGATATAAACCGTCGGCAAATGTTTTTAATTGGTTTTGGAGTTTGGTAAGTAAGTGCATTACTGAAATTCAGTCAAAACTGTCAAATGAAGAAACCGCAAGAACAGAGGCGGATAAGAATTTGCAACAACCGACATTTACAGAGGCAAGCACACGAGTTAATATAACTTCCGGTGAAACGCTGAGTACATTGTTCGGCAAAATAAAAAAGTTTTTCACTGACCTAAAAACAGTGGCGTTTACGGGGTCATACACAGACCTATCCAACAAGCCTACATCAATGCAAAATCCTAATTCATTGACACTGACAATGAACGGTTCATCATCAAGCTATAACGGTGCATCGTCGGCGAGTAAGTCGTGGTATGCACCAACATCAGCCGGAACTTCGGGTTATGAAATGGTTAGCAACGGCAGCGGTGCTCCTGTTTGGAAACCGCCGTCATATGCGGTATGCTCAACATCGGGAAACACCGCCGTGAAAACGGTGTCTATAAGCAATTTTAAATTGACGACAGGAGTAAGGGTGCTTGTAAAGTTTACTTATGAGCATACTTCTTCAACGGCAGCTACATTAAATGTCAATTCAACAGGCGCAAAAAATATTGTCGTGCATTGTGGCACGGATAATATTTTTGTTAAAGATTATTTTTCATGGCTTGCAGGTGAAACTGTGGAGTTAGTGTATGACGGTAGTTATTGGGTTGCGATTGCATCCGATATGCGTTTTATTACCGGTGCACAGTCTGCCACCGTGGTTATAGGCACTACTAAAACACAGGGCTTTTGCGACTTCAGATGCGACGGAACGAATGACGCTGAATGTTTTAATAAAGCAATTAGACGCATAAAAACTATTTTGAGCAGAAATCCGCCGAAAGAGGGTTCTATGATGTGGCGATATGGAGGAACAATCCTTGTTAAGACGGGAGTATATAATATTAATTCTACCATAAGCATAGGTCAGTCCATAACAAAAGATATTTTTACATTTAAAGGGGAAGGCCCTTTTTCTACATGGATACAAACAAAAGACCTACAATGTTTTATGAAGAATTTTGATAGTCTTTGCTTTAAAGATTTGTATTTAACCTGCGATGGATTAAATGAAGGCCCATACTTTGACAGTGGAGATAATTTAACTTTTGAGAATTGTTATATTTCTGTCAGAAATTCAACCTCTAATGTGGGTGTGTTTGCGGATTTAAATACACAATATACAGGAGAAGACCCCGGAGGGGGTTCGTCAGGAGAATTGCAACAAGGGTGCTTTGTACTAAGAGGAAGCACTATGACTATAAAAACATTAAGTACATCATCAAATTGTTTTTCCGGAATTAATTGCGGAGTACTTAAAGTGGATGATAGTGAAATTAATTTGTTCAATAATAGTAACAGCACTTCTTTCGAGTTGAATTTTGCATATTTAGCAATGACGGGATATATATCAAATAGTATTATACATTGTAGCGGAAAAAGCAGCATAGTTAATTCGGGAGCTATAAATATTACGGGTAATGTGATTTATTTACACTCAAGCAATTCGAGGATATATCACTACAATACAAGCATTACAGAAGTAGGCGGAGTATTTAATGCAAATACTGTGTATTGTGCGTATTATGTATATTTGCGCTGTGCAACGATAACCGGTAATAAATTTTTGAAATTGAACGAGTATCAGTCAAATTCCGTTGCGTGCTACTTATATAATCCATGCTCTGCAAGTATTACCGGTAATTTCTTTCATGGCGGAGCAAGCGGAACGTGGTATATTGACGCTGCTTCAAAAGGAAGCTTGAATGTTCTGTGCAATAACTATAAAGGAACGCTGGCTGTACGAAATACAGTCACTCAAAACAACGCGTATAATTTAAGTGTAAATTATTAAAGAGAGGTATAGTATGGATATACGATTATTTTATGTTACGGAAGACAGGTCAATCGGCATTAACAAGTATTGCATTGTTGTTAGGCACTACGATTCTTTAAAAAAGGATAGTTATACTGATGTTGACTACTACTTAAACGAAGAAGCGGCATATGAACTTGAGAACAACGTCATTCCAAAACATCAGCTACTTGAAAAAATATCAAAGACAATTATTGATGTTTCAAATTATGCTTGGGCGGAGGGGATTAAACTTCGTACAAGCGACGAGAACAAAGAAATCCTTGAAATAGTAAATTACGGCAGTAAAGAAGCATACGAAGCGTCTTTGCCCGAATATACAGATGAGTTTATGCTTGACGTAGATGTAAGGGTAGCAATGTTAGAAATGGGAATTACAGAATAGGAGGTGATGATTATGAAACACGGGCGCTCTTATGGGTTGTGTAAGAAGATTGTAGCTGTTGGAAAGATGGGCAAAGAACAAATGCTTGAAAAATTTGATGTGCTTGTCTTATCTGGTGGATTAACAGAAGATGATTACACAGAGTTGGTTGCAGAAATCAATAAAAATTAGGAGGACATTATAGTGGAAACAGAAAATGAAAAAGAGTTATGGGAGAGACTGACTGCGGTAGAACAGTCCACAAAGTCGGCGCACCACCGTTTAGACAGCTTGGACAAGCTGACTGAAAGCGTCCACATCATAGCTACGGAAACTAAAGCAATGCGTGGGGACGTAAATGATATAACCGAACGTGTGGACGAAATAGAAAAACGTCCTACAAAGCGATACGAAACAGTCGTTACCGCCATTATTACGGCAATAGTGGGCGGTTTGATAGGTTATTTTGTTAAAA